AGCTCCTGCACCAGCAGCGGCTCCAGCTCCTGCACCAGCAGCGGCTCCAGCTCCTGCACCAGCAGCGGCTCCAGCTCCTGCACCAGCAGCGGCTCCACCAGTCGCTCCGGCGTCGCTTCTCGGATAAGCGCTACGGAGTAGATGACACCCCGCCGCCGTTCAGAGACGGCCACCAGGAGCGAGACCTGGGGCGGGGGCTATGCGCACAACATCCACCGCAGGGATGGCGCAACAATTGGAGACCATCGCCAAGCACCTCCGCCAGGAGGCCAGGGCGCTCCCACGTTGCTCATTCTGCGACGCCAAACTAGTCCCAGGGGCCAAGGCCATCGTCGGCGTCCAGGGCTCCATCTTCTGCCTCCCGCGAGACGGGGAGCCCAGCGGCTCCCAGTGCTACGTGGAGCACCTACGCCGGGACGGACAGACGGACTCCCCCTCCGAGTCTCCCGCCCCGAGCCAGCAAGCCCCGGCCGCGCCTGTCTGTGACCTCTGCGGGGTCCAGGGCGTGGTCGGGACTTGCGACTCCTGCCTCATCGAATACGGCGCCTCTCCATCCCAGGAGGACTACGACCTTCCAGACTTGCCCTATCGGGCGGACCTCGACTGATGGCCATCCACGTCCGCTGGCAATGCGATCTATGCGGCCAGGTCAAGCACCTCGCCCCATCCAGGACCGCCCCCCGAGGCAGGGGTGCCAACCCGTCCACCCTCATCATGGCCAAGACCCCGGCCAACTGGCAGGAGATAGACGGCCTCCTCGTCTGCAACCGCCCCCACTCTCTCACCACCCTACCAAGGAGAAACACCATGAATACCCAGGACGTCATCGACGCCATCCACGAGGAGCGACTCCGCCAGGACGACAAGTGGGGGACCGACTTCTCCGGGAGGTGGGACCAGGAGTGGCTAGAGATCGCCCTGGAGGAGATCGGCGAGGCCCTGGACGAATCGACCGCCTCGACCCTCCGCCAGGAGGAGCTAATCCAATGCGCCGCCGTGTTCGCCTCCTGGGCCGAGCACTGTCTCACAGAGGCCGAGACCCCAAACACCAACGGCCGCTGGGAGCCCAGGGTCAACTACTACTCAAGCCCCATCACCAAAGTCATCTCCGACATCGGCCGCGCCGCCCGCAATCGCCTGGAGGCCCGATACTCATGAGCAACCTCCCAGCGCTCGCCTCCAACTGCCCCAAGTCCAACTGCCCCGGAACCATCGAGGCGGAAAGCGTCCGCTCTGTTGGATGCTCCGACTGCGGCCTCTCATGGGCCTCATCGTCCCCGCTCCCGGCCTCCAAGCACTGGGCGAAATACTCCGACGCCATCCTGGCCGCCATCAGCCTCCACCTCGACGGCGGAACCATATGGGACCCCTACGCCGGGAGCGGACGCATCCACGACCTCCACCAGCTCCGTGGCCGCCTCAAACGCGACCAGCTCACCATCCTGGCCACCGAGCTAGAACCGGAGTACGCGGCGATGCACCCAGACACGGAGTGTGCCGACTCCATCCTCTGGGCCTACGACCGCCACCGGGCCGCCCTGGAGAACAAGCGCAAGGGGCCAGAGCTGGACGCCATCGTCACCTCATGCGCCTACGGCAACCGCGGAGCAGACACGACACTCCCAGACGGTACGTCCAGGTTCGGGTACGTCATCGACCTGGGCCGCCAGCTCACCCACGGCAACGGAGGGGCGCTCCACTGGGGCCGCCACTACCGCGACCTCCACCGGCTCGCCTGGGCCGCATTCACCCCGCTCGTCAAGCCCAACGGCCAGCTCCTCCTCAACGTGAAAGGTTTCTATAAGGGCGACGTGTTCCAGGACGTCCCCGGCTGGCACACCTCGACACTGGAGGCGATGGGCTGGGCGCTGGACGAGGAGGTCGTCATCGAGTCGGACACCGGATACGGCCTGTCTCCGACGAGGGAGCGAGACGCCGAGCGCCTCCTGGTGTTCACAAGGACAGCAGCATGAGAGACCGCAAGCTCCTCCGCCGATGGTTCAAGTGCCTCGCCTGCCGACGATGGACGGAGGCCGAATTCCGTGTCTACGACTGCCCAGAGTGCTCCAGCTCCAGGATGGTCGAGAGGGTCCGGCCCATCGAGATGCCCCCGCCAGTGGTCGAGGTCACCGAGGTGGTCGACCTGACTCCAGAAGTCCTCCACGTCAACCTGGGGGAGGGCCGCCTCATCCTCACCAGCAAGGGGCCAGACCATCGCCTCTCCCTCGACGGTAACGACATCAGCGACATGGTGACCGGCGTGGCCATAGCCATCGAGTCTCCCAGCCATCTAGCCCAGGCCGTCGTCACCCTCTCCCCATGGCGCAAGTCATGAGGGTCCTGTTTCTGACCTGGGAGCCACTCGACAGCACCCAGGACACCCAGGGCCACGCCGCCAACCACGCCGCCAGCCTGGGCGCCGAGTCGTTCGCCATCGTCAACCTCTGGAGATGGGGAGGCAACCCGGACCGAGCCAGGACCAGCGAGGAGATACGCGCCGCCGACGTCGTCCTGGCCGCCTGGGGAACCTCGCCCGCCGCCATGGGTCTCACCGCCCACGGAGTCATCGCCACCGTCGAGGCATCGCCAGGCACTGTCCTCGCCTGCCTGGGTCACCACGACAACGGAGACCCACTCACACCAACCCAGGCCGCCACCCCGGCCACCACCTACTACCAATTCCCCAGAGAGGCCGCCCAGTGATTCCGAGATTCTGCCGTCACACCAGGGCGCTGGGTCATTGTGACCCCTGTCTGGAGGAGTGCGCCAGGCGAGTCCTGGAGGAGCCCCTCATCATTGACGACGGCCAATTCCCCCACGAGTATTTCGCCGACGCCCGCGAACGCCTGGGCCTCCCCAGGTTCTACGACGGCACCGACGTCTGGGACAACTACCGCGGCCCCTCCGGTCCTTGCTCGTTCGAGCTTCTGGACGGCACCATCCACACCCCACTCCATCTCCGCCCCAACCCGTCGAGGACAAACAACCGATGACACCAGACGACCGCCAACAACTCACCGACTGGCTGGACCTCCTCTACTCCGAACACCCCCAGGACGAATACCTCAACCTGTTCGCCATCAACGGCGCCGGGGACCAGGTCATCGAGTGGGCCACCGTCGCCGACCGCCACCTCCTGGCCGACATCGTCGCCGAGGACCTCCACGGAACGCACAACGTCTGGTGGGGGGTAGGCACCCGCCGCGACGTGGTCGAGGGCCGCGGCACCCGCGACGACGTCGTCACCATCCCAGGACTCTGGCTGGACGTGGACTACCACCACGACCAGGCCCACAAACGCAAACCCAGCCAGCTACCCAACCCGACACCAGAGGCGGCCGCCGCCATCCTCGCCGAGTTCCCCCTCCGCCCATCCGCCGTAGTGGACACCGGCTACGGCCTCCACCTCTACTGGCTATTCACCGAGCCCCAGGACGCCGCCGACGTCGCGGACCTCTCCAGGGCCTGGCACAACACATGGGACGCCAGGTTCGTCCAGGCCGGATACAACCTCGACAACGTGTCCAACCTGGACAGAGTCCTCCGACTCCCCGGCACCATCAACATCAAGGTGGACGGCCTCGCCCCCACCGTGGCCGCCCATTACAAGGACACACCTGTCACCTACGACCTGGACGACCTGGAGCCCTACCTCCTCGCCGAGCCAGTCGACCACGGCCGCATGGACCAGCTCCGCCAGCACGATGGAGCGGACACACCAGGGAACCGTTACAACGACGTGACCCCATGCTCCGAGGTCCTCCTCCGTCACGGCTGGACCCCAATGCCAGACCGGGCGCCACCTGGGCAACAGCACTGGCGCCGCCCAGGCAAGGACACCGCTGGCAAGTCCGGCACCACCTACCCGGACGGCTCATTCAACTGTCACTCCTCCGCCGATGACAAGCTGGAGCAAGACCGCTGGTATGACGCCTTTGGTCTGATGGCGACGCTCGACCACGGAGGGGACCACTCGACCGCCGCCTCCGCTGTCCTCAATGCGGAGTCCGATGCGTGGCTCCTGGAGGCCGCCGAGTCGTCCACTCACTCCCACGATTTGCTCGAGGAAATCCCACGGACAGTGGCGCCGGCAGCTGCGAGCTCACCCGATTCCGCCACCCAGAGTGGCGAAACGGGGGCGGAGTCTGCACCTCCAGTGGAGGGTCAACCCCGGCCGCTTATCGTCCGTAGGCATCCCCCGGCGTTCCCCGTCCACGTCCTCCCCGGCATCGTCGGCACCTACACCACCGCCATCTCCGACGCCCTCAAGACCCCACTGGCCGTCCCAGGGCAGAAAGCCCTCGCCTGTCTGTCAGCGGCCGGGAATGAGTCGGGGGCCACCATCCACATCGGAGGCGGCTGGATCGAACCATGCAACCTCTACCTGGTCCTGGCGATGCGCACCGGAGGCGGCAAGTCGCCCACCATCTCCAGACTCATCAAGGGCCTGGAGTCCACCGCCGACAGGGTGGGCGCCCGCTCCTCTATGGTCCGGGCAGAGGCAGAGTCCAAGGCCAGGGTCCTCGACAAGGCCCTGTCCATTGAGGAGCAGCGGGCGGCCAAGGCCAAGGACCCAACAGAGCAAGGCGCCGCCATGGACGAGGCCGTCCGCATCATCGGCCAACGAGTGGAGGTCGACATCCCCGAGGTCCGAAAGTTCTGGTCTGATGACTTCACCCCGGAGGGCATGGTCCGCATCCTCGCCGGGAACAGGGGCAAGCTCAACGCCATCAGCTCCGAGGGTGACCTCCTGGAATCCCTCGACCGCTACGCCAACCCAGGCAAGGCACCGGCCCTCAAGAACCTACTCATAGGGTGGGACGCTGGCCGCCTCATCGTGGACCGCGCCGATGGGAGGGAGCTGATAGTGGACAACGCCCGCGCTGTCATCAGCCTGGCCATGCAACCCATCGTGGCCCACCGCATCTATCGGAACGCCGAGTATGCGGGGCGGGGTCTCACCCAGAGGTTCATGCCAGCGGAACCGTATTTCGTCCCTGGCTACGCCGACCGCACCGTCCTCAATGCACCGCCGCCGCACCTGGCGCCGGAGTGGGAGCAGCTCCTGGAGCGCATCGCCAAGGCGGACACCCAGGAGTTTCGCCTCGACCCGGACGCCCAGCGGACGTTCCTGGCGTGGCATCAATCCCTGGAGGTCAAGCAGCGGCCAGGCGGAGAATATGAGGGGCGCATCACCGACCACATCCCCAAGCTGGTGTCCTCGACCGCCAGGGCCGCCGTCCTGTTCCATCTCGCTATTGAGATGGAGGGGGGGAGGGTCCCGGCGCCGGACATAGGTGTGGCCACCGTCCAGTCCGCCATCGAGCTGGGCCAGTACTGGCTCGCCCACATCGTCAACCTATGCGGCACCGCCGAGGAGGCCGACGTCACTCTGGCCGTCGAGCTGGTCCAGTGGTGGTGCCGAACCAAGCGCAACGGAGACGAGAGGGCCACCGAGACCTACACCCTTCGAGACATCACCCGCACCGGGCCGCGCTCGCCAGGAGGGAAAGCTCACAAGGCCGAGGACGTCGAGGCGGCACTCCTGGAGCTGGTGGTGGCGGGCTGGGTGGCACCGGCCGGGACCACGGCCAGCGGAGTGGCTAAGTGGGCGCTCCAGTGCTCTGACACCACCCTCCTCGTCCAGACCGTCGTGGACGCCTCGCGACACCTCGCGACACCTCCGTCAGTCCCGGAGCCGACGCGACACCCACGCGACACCGACCACCCAGAGCGCGAGGCAACCGCTGACAGTGGCGAAGTGTCGCGCCAGTCGCGTGTCGCGTTAAAGGGTCAAAACGATAACTCTCTCTCTCTCCCTGTTGTTTCCAGGGATTATGGGATTGTGTGACCGTGTCAGCCCACCGGCCTCCGGCAACCCCACGCGACACGCGACACTCGCGACACCCAGAGCGGCCGCCGCACCTGTCGCGAGTGTCGCGAGTGTCGCGAACTACCATCCAGTCCACCTACAGAAAGCCAACACCATGAGCCACCTCATCGCCGCCATCGACCCCAGCATCCGAGCCACCGGAGTCATCAACCCCCAAGGCGAGGCCAGCGTCCACACCAGCACCAAGCACCAGGACCAGGACGCCAGCCCTCGCCTCCGCATCGAGCGATACGACAACCTCGCCGCCGACGTGGTCGAGGCAGTCGAGCCAGCCACCCTCGTCGCCATCGAGCGATACGCCTACAACGCCAAGGGTTCCAGCGCCTACGACCTCGCCGAGTTCGGAGGCATCCTCCGCAAGCGCCTCATCTTCCGAGGCATACAGTTCGTGGAGGTCCCACCCCAGGCCATCAAGACCTACGCCACTGGCAAGGGCAACGCCAGCAAGACCGACGTCCTCCTGGCCGCCGTCCGGCGCCTGAACTACGACGGCAACAGCGAGGACGAGGCGGACGCCCTCTGGCTGTGGCACCTCACCCAGGCCGCCGTCCGAGACCCAGACCTAAACCACCTGGGACTCCCAGCCACCCACACCAGAGCCATCGAACCCATCACCCAACTCATCAACCAGGCCACAACATGACCAACCAAAACGAGGAGGGGGGGTGGGTATCCACCCACCCCCCCACACCCACCGACTCAGTCCCGAGGCGGCCAGGCCAGCTTGGTCACCGCCCCCATCGCCAGCACCTCGTCCGGCTGATAGCTTCGCTCATTGAGCGACTGGGGGTCCCACACTTGACGACCCGCCCCATCCACAACGATGACGTGGGGGGCACCCTCCACCTGTTGGGACATCACCAACGCCAAGCACATCACCGGCTCCGAGTGAGCGAGCTGACTCGCACCGTTGCGCTCGACAACATCGAGCGACCAACCGTTCCGAGTGAGCCAACCCTGGACCGTGGCGAACACCCCGAGCCAGGCCATGGGCTCAAGGGTGGAGCCATCAACGGCCACCGCCCCCGCCTCCACCGCCGCCTCAACGAAGTGCGGAATCTCCGCCAGGTCAATGCCAGTGATCGTTGCAATAGACGCTGGCATACAGTTACCAACACCTTCCGCGCCGATGGTTTGGTATGTAGGTTGAATGCGCATCTTGCGCCTTTCTGGTTGCTTGGTTCCAGTATACCACCTGGCACCCCCCCTCCCACCTGGTACAAGGCCGAAATCCGGGCAACCCAGACACCCTCCAGCACAGTCCCACATGGCACCCCCCACCCCCAGCCCCCAGGGGGCTCGAAAAATCACCAGCCCCCCCACCCCCGTGGAGACTGCCTCTCTCCGTTCGACCCCCCTAGCGACCTGGAGGGCGAAATCAAAAAGGCGCTAAGCCGATGACCGAGTCCGCCAGCTCCGCCGCCCGCAAGCGCTCGCGCTCCTCGACGTCGAAAGCGCGCACCGAGGAAATCAAGGACCTCAAGGAACAGCGCGTCCAGCTCCGCAAATTGCTCAAGGCGGAGACCGATGGCTCCAAGGCATCGACGCTGTCGCGGGAGCTTCGGCAAATCAACGAGCGACTGACCCGCATCGACACGGACCGACTCCGAGCGGCGGCGGAGGCCAAGGAGGAGACGGCGGCCGCCAAGAAGAAAGCAGCGGAGGACAAGGGCGTCAAGGATGGGACCGTCGCCAAGTTCGAGGGCCGCCGCGGGGCTGGCTCCAGTCGCAAGAAGACTGTCGGCCGGAGACCAGGCAAGCGGACCGGGGCCAAGAAATGAGCAAGGCCACCGCACTGGCGGACGAGTGCATCGAGTTCGCCGCCTCACTAGGAACGACATTCGACCCGTACCAAGCGGGATGCCTCCAGGAGGAGATGGTCGTGGACCGGCGCGGCTCCTGGAAATCCAAGACCGTCGCCGATTGCGACACCCGCCAGGACGGCAAGGGCGAACGACTCCAGGCGCGCGAGCTTTACGGCGCCCACGTCCTCTCCGATCGCATCATGCACACGGCCCACCACATGGAGACGGCCAAGAACGCATTCGACCGAGCGGAGGCCGCCATCATGGGCTCATGGCTGGAGGCCGAAATCGACCAGATCGCATACGGCAAGTCTCCCGGCCCCACCATCTCGTTCCTGTCTGGTGGCGTGATCGCTTACCGTGCTCGCTCTGGCAAGGCAGGCCGCGGCCTGGACGACGTGTCCCTGGTGGTCTACGACGAGGCCCAGCATCTCCCGGAGGAGCACGTCGCCGCCAGCTCGCCCGCCAGTGGCGTCGCCGAACATTCCCAAATATGGTTCGCTGGCTCTGGCGGCCTGGCCTCATCCGCCTACTGGTGGGGTCTCCGACTCAAGGCCATCATCGCCAACGGCAAGGACTTTGCTGGCGGCTCGTTCGTCCAGCGAGTGGGGACCATGGTGTGGCTGGAGCGCACCGCGGAAAGCTGGACGATGGACCAGCACGGGCGGCCAGTGTTCATCCTCCCGGACGAGGACGACCGTGCCAACTGGTACCTGGCCAGCTCCGCCATGGAGTTCGGCAGGTTCAATGAGGACTGGATGGTCAACCAGCGGCTCCTCCTCCCCAAGACATTCGTCCGCGAACACCTTGGCGCCTGGGACCCACTCCCCGGAGACAAGGGAACCAAACAGGACAAGATTGCCACCGGGGACTGGGCCGCCCAGGTCGACAGCAAGTCCAGCATCGAGGGCGGCCTGGTCTACACCGTCGCCCTCAACCCCGAACAGGACGGCGCCCTCATCAACGCCACCGGCCACCGAGTCGACGGAGACCTCCACACCGAGACCATCGAATCCTCCCCCGGCATCACCTGGGTCCCCGCAAGACTCGCCGCCCTCGTCGCCAAGAACCGGCCGGACGCCGTGGCCTACGACTCAATGGGTCCAGCCAGCTCACTCGCCAAGGAGGTGGAGGGTGTTTGCTCCGCCGCCACACCAGAGGTCCCCGTCGTCCGAGTAGGGACCACCGGCTACGTCTCCGCCTGCCAGAACGTCGCCAACCAAATCGAGGAGGGCAAGCTCTGGCACCTGGGCGACATCGACATCACCAACGCCATCAGCGCCGCCAACGTCCGAGCCTACGGAGTCGCCCAGGGCGAGGACGGCGAGAAGGTCCAGCGCTGGGCCTGGGCACAAAGCTCCGCCGCCGTCGCCCTCGCCGCCATGACCGTGGGGGTCTGGGCCTCCGGCGCCATCGAGCCCAAGTCCACCGCCTATGACGAGGACTACGATTTCGACCCGTTCTAGAGGTGATGCCCCAGGGGTGGCGCCTCCGTATGGTAGAGGCCACTACCATCTACCCCCATGGTCCTCGCCCTCCTCGTCGCCGCCCCCATCCTCCTCGCCATAGGCGCGGCGGGATGGCGCGCCAAGTCCCTCCACGGTCGCCCCGTCACGGTGCACCTCGACACGGGCGAGGCCATCGACGGCCTCCTGGTCGGACGTGGCCCCCGGCTCATGCGACTGGCTAACGCCGAGGCCCACACTGACCAGGGCATGGTCCCCATGGACGGCGAATACGTCGTCATTGAGGTCCGCCGCGTGACCGTCTGGCAGGTCCGAGTCTGATGGATTTCATCCGCTCCGGGGGCCTCAGTGTCTCCCTCGACAATCGCGTCTATTCGTTCGCCGATGGACTCCCCAACACCCCCGGCCTCCAAAACATCGACGGAGTCGACACCTATGGCGGGTATCTGGACTATGAGTCATTCCTGGCAGGGGACGGCAACACATTCTCCACCCACCCGCACCACATCTGGAGATGGCAACCCCACGTCCGCACCGTCGTCAAATTCCTGGCCAAGAACGCCGCCCAGCTCGTCGCCCACTCATTCAGCAGGGGTGACAACGGCGACCGCATCCGCAACCGCGAGACGGCGGCCGCCAAGCTCATGGCCAACCCGATGCCATACAAGGGCGGACGCTCCAAGCGGACCCCCTACGAATTCATGTTCGACCTCATCGTGGACCTCTGCATGTGGGACCGCTACGCCGCCATGGTCACAATGGGAGACCACGGCTGGCAGATTTCAAGACTGGACCCAGCCACCTGGAAGTTCCACCGGGACAGCATCAGCGGGGTCGAGGGCATCCGACAGAACATGCCCAACGGCGACTCCATCGTCTGGCCGCTCGACAACTTTCTCTGGCTCGACACCTACCCCTCCAAGGGGTCACCCATCGACGCCATCAAGCGCATCCTGGTGGAACAAGACGAGTCCGCCAAGTACAGCGCCCAGCTCTGGGAGAACGGCGCCCGCCTCGACGTCGTCATCCGCCGCCCCCTCGCCGCCCCCTCCTGGTCCAAGCCAGTGCGCGACAAATTCAAGTCCTCATGGAGCGGCGGAACCAAGGGCGGCACCCGCCTCCTAGAGGACGGCATGAAGGTCCAGGAGGTCAACCGACTGTCCCCTCACGACGCCCAACAAGTCGCCGCCCGCGTCATCTCCAAGGCAGAGGTCTCCTCATTCTTCGGAGTCGACGCCACCCTGGTCGGCGCCAGCGACTCCGCCAACTACTCAAACGTGTCCGCCTACAACGAAATACTGGACAGCGCCGTCCTCTCTTCGTTCGTCGTCCAAGTCCAGCAGGCATACAACCTCCGCCTCCTCCCCATCGTGGGAGCGGCCCCGGACGAGTACGTCGAATTCTCCACCACCCGCAACCAGGGCAACCTTGGGGAACAAATGGAGGCCATCGCCAAGGCCACCGGGGTGCCAACACTCACCCCCAACGAGGGCCGCGAGAAACTCAACCTCCCCCGATTCCACGACGACCCAGCCATGGACAAGCTGGTCATCCCCATTTACATCCAAGACCCCGAGGCCAACCCAACAGAGGAGCCAACCCCATGACCACCACCCAGCCAGCCATGGAAACCAAGGCATTCCCCGTCTCCGTCAAAGTCCTCGAAAGCGATGACCACGAATTCACCGCCATCGTGGCCGTCTACGACGTCGTGGATTTCAACAACGACGTCATCCGCTACGGCGCCGTCGCCAAGGCCATCGCCGCCTGGCTGGGCAACCCGGCCCAGCCCATGCCAGTGCTCTGGGCTCACGATTTCAATGACCCGGCGTCCCATATCGGATACGCCCTGGATATGAAAGAGCTGGCCGCTGGCGACCCTCTCCTCCCCGAGGAGCTGCGACCCTATGGTGGGTTCTGGATTCACGCCAGACTGGACAAGGAGAAAGAAGACGTCCGGGCGCGCCAGGTATTCAAGCTCCTCAAGGGCGGCCGCATCCGCGAGTTCTCCCTCACATTCAAGGTCACGCGATTCAACCGGATAACCCACGAGGGCCGGACTCTGCGTGAAATACTTGAAATGCAAGTATTCGAGGCAGGCCCGCTATTCCGAGGTATGAACCCAAAGACAGCAATGATTGAGGCAAAGTCCGCCGACATAGTCCCCACCGGCCCCTCGCAAGACGAGGCCCCGGAGGCATCTATGGACGCCCGCAACCGCCTGGCACTGTTGAAGCTCAAGCACGGCCTCTAACGCAACCCCACCACCCGAACAAGGAAAGAAACCCCATGTCACTCAAGAACGCACTGGCCGACAAGGTCGCCAAGATGGAAGCCCTCCAGGCGCAAGCCGACGAGGCAAAGCGCCCCATGGACGACACCGAACAGAAGAGCTACGACGCCCTCCTGGTCGAGGCTGGCGTCCTCGACGGCCTCATCAAGGAAGGCGACCAGGTCGAAACCAAGACCGCCGAGGGCAAGGCCCTCCTGGATGGTTTCAAGGCCACCGCCGCCGCCGCCACCGACGCCGGAGGCGCCGAGTCTGGCGCCGCTGACGACGGCGAAACCAAGGACATCACCGACGCCATCGGCGACAAGGTGTTCCACCTCATCAAGGGCGCCGCCCAACCAGTGGAGGAGAAGAGCCTGGGCGACCAGTTCATCGAGTCCAAGGGCTACACCACCGCCATCGAGAAGGCCGACGGCCTCCCCTCCGGCGACCAGTGCGTGGTCTCAATGGAGCCAGGCACCGGCGTGGAAACCAAGAACCTGGTCGAGGCGAACAACACCGGCACCGGCCCCATCCGCGTGGTCGGCCCACAATTCAAGGCCCGCCGACTCCTGGCGGCCATGAACACCGGCATGAGCACCCGCCGCGACTCCATCACCACGACCCGCGCCACCTTCGTCAACGGCGCCGACGTCGTCGCCGAGGGCGCCGCCAAGCCACCCAGCGACCTCACGTTCGCGGACTTCACCGAGAACGTCGTCAAGATCGCGCACTCCATCGAGATCACCGAGGAGGCACTGGCAGACAATGAGTACATGAAATCACTCATTGACACGGTGATGATTAACGGGGTGCTCCGCCGCGTTGAGGCCCAGGCCGCCACCTGGCTCGCCGCCCTGACCGGCGTCCAGGTCCAAGCCTGGGACACCGACCTCCTCACCACCATCCGCATGGGCATCGCTGGCGTGGAGGAATTCTCCGACGCCACCGGCCTCCTCATGAACAACATGGACTCCGCCCGCCTCGACCTCCTCACGGACGCCAACGGCCAGTTCCTTGGTGGTGGCGCATACGGCGGCGGAGCAACCAAGCCATGGGACCTCCAGAAGTTCGGCACCTCCGCCATCCCAGCAGGCACCGCCTACCTGGGACCGATTGAGGAGCTGATGTGGGTCTCGCGCTCGCCGGTCAGTGTCCGCACCGGCTGGGTTAACGACCAGTTCAAGGAGAACAAGCTCACCGTCCTGGGTGAGACCCGAGGCATGAACGACGTTCTCCAGCCAGCCAACGTTGTCCGCCTCGCCACGGTGGCTCCGTAGTCATGGCAGACGTGACCATGTTGGTCTATCGCGGGCAACAGTTCCGCAAGGACCAACTCCCTGACGGCGTCACCGCCGACCAGTGCCAGACGCTGGACGACTTCATGGCAGGCAAGCCCGCCAAGAAGGCGCCCGCCAAGAAGGCGGCAGCCAAGAAGAAAGGCAAGTAACGAGATGAGCGCAGTGGCCTGGCCCGTAGGGGCCGACCTCACCACATGGTTGGGGACAGACACCTCAACGGCCCAGGCCGCCGCGCCTTTCGTCAGCGACCTCATGGAGACCGTCAAGCGGCTCGCCGTGCGACGCATCTATCCAGACACAATGCCAGCCAACTACGACCCGGACGCCAGCGACCTGGGCGGAGACACTTGCTGGCCAGACATCCGCGACGCCCTCATCCTCGACGGCGCCCGACTCCTCACCCGCCGCCACTCCGCCAACGGAGTCATCGCCACCCAGGAACTACTCGTCCGAGTCAGCGGAGCAGACGCCGACGTCGAGCGCATGCTCCATGAGTACGTCTACCAACCAGAGGCATGACCCGTCTCCGCACCATCCGCGAGGAAATCGCGGGCGCCGTCACCGCCGTCCTGGGAATCCCATGCGCCTCCGACGTCGAGGGAGACCCCCAGCCAGACACGGCAGGCATCCGACCAGCCCCAGGGGACTGGCTGTCAGCAGCGGACGGAACGTTCTGCGACGTGGACGTCACTTTCCAAATCACCCTCCTCGCCTCCGCCGTCGAATTCGTCGCCGCCCAGGAGCAGCTAGAGGAGTGGGTCGTCGAGCTATTCGCCGAGCTATTCAAGCAACCACTCCCCAGCGGAGCCCAGTGCCCCCGAGCCATGACCAGCGGCCCCCCGTCCTCCGTGGCGGAGTCCTCCTCCCTCCTGGCCATGGTCGTCACCCTCGCCCCATTCTCCACCACCCTCAAGTAAGGACAGACCCATGAAGACGACCCCCAAGACATTCAAGGCCACCGGCACATTCGAGCACGCCGGGACCACCTACAAAAAGGGCGACACCGTGCCACCCGGCCGGACCCTCGATTTCCTGACCCGTGTCCGCCCTGACCTCATTGAGGGCGCTAAGCCTCCTAAGGTCGACGACTAAGACCGACAGCTCCAGGTCCACCGAGTAGCCTGGAACCCGGAACCCACAACCCCCGCAAACGAAAGGCAACCCCATGGCTGACGCTCACCTGATGGTGGACCCACTCATCACAATCGACCCAGGCGGCCCCAACGAGCTACAGCTCAAGTGCCACGGCCGCAACCTCTCACTGGTCCCCGAGGACAACCTGGAGGACGTGGAGACGTTCTGTGCCCCCGGCCTGGAGCAACCAGGGACTACCACCTGGACCTCGTCCATCTCGCTCCTCCAGTCGTTCGGAGCGGACGGCGCCTGGAACCTCCTGCACGCGATGCGCAAGACCCGCAAGACCATCCTCATCCAACCAACCGACGCCGCTGGGACTCCAGCAGTGGGCAACCCCACGGCGACGTTCGAGGCGTTCCTGCCATCGGTCCCATTTGTCGACGCTGGCATCGGTGAAAAGACGGAATTCGATTTCGAGCTCACCGCCATCGGCGAACCCGTATTCGCCACCGCCTAGCAAGCGGCAACCCCGGCCGACCCCGCCCCTGGAAACTTGGTTCGTAGGTGACCAACTTCCACGGGGCGGGGTTTTTGTCGTTCCAGGGAGGACCAACATGACCCAGCCCAAGGTTGAAATCGACGGCGTCCCCGAGTTCATCAGAGGACTCCGCAAGGTGGAGGGCGCCACCGACAACATGCGCAAGGTCCACGCCACCGCCGCCGACCACGTCGAGCAAGTCGCCGAGCGCCTCGTCCCCGTCCGCACCGGACGCCTCAAGGGCTCCGTCCGCTCCTCCGCCCAGGCCAAGACCGGCGTGGTCCGCGTGGGTTTCGGCTCCCTCCCATACGCCCCTCCCATTCACTGGGGCTGGAAGGCCAGAGGCATCAAACCCCAGCCATTCATCTACGACGCCATCGACCTGTCACTCCCCGAGGTCCTGGCCATCTACGATAGGGGCCTGGCCCGGATCATCCGGGACCACGGGCTCGACTGAGTCACCTACAAACAAGGAAGCAAACCACCATGGCAACCAAGGCAAACACACTCAAGGCCCCCGAGTTCTCCACACTCACCAAGCGCGAAAAGCTGGGTTTCGGCAAGAACACCGGATGCACCATGGCCGACCTCATGGGCACCGGCCGCGACGAGGACGGAGAGGTCGTCATGCCAGACGGCGTGGACATCTTCGCCCTGGAGATGGAACTGCTCTACATCGCCGTCCGCCGAGTCCCCGGCAACGAGGCCATGACCTGGGACGAATTCCTGGACAGCGACTACGAACTGGCGGGCGAGGAGAAGGCCCCAAAAGCGAAAGCGCCCGCTGGGAAGCGAACCACCGCCAAGAGCTAAAGGCGGCCTGGATCACCTGCCTTCACACCGGGGTCTCCTGGGAGACCTACATGTCACTCGACACCGACGAGGAGGAGGCCCTCCTCAAGGCATACAGGGAGATCAAGAAGGCCAAGGAGAAAGCGGCCAAGAAAGCAAACAAGCGCCGCCGATAGGAAGGGAGCCCCATGGCTCGCAAGACGACAATCACCGCCAAGATTCTGGCCGACAATTCCGGCCTCAAGGCGGGCGTCCGAGAGTCGTCTGGTATCCTCTCCGACTTCGCCAGTGGCGCCGGTTCCATCCTCAAGGGTGGCGCCGCCGCCGCTGGCGTCGCTGTCGCCGCAAGCGTCACGGCCGGATTCATAGAGGCCATGGACCAGCAGGGTCTCGCCGCCAAGTTCGGCGAGCAACTGGGACTGGGTAGCGGGGCGGCCAAGGAGTTCATAGAGGACGCCGCCGCCGTCTACTCCAACAACTGGGGCGGCTCCGTCGAGGAGGTCGCCCAGGTCCTCGCCGACATCCAGGGCAGCAAGCTGGGCGAGACTGTCGGCGACGACCTCGAGAACGCCGGAATTCAGGCGCTCGCCCTGGCCGACAAGTACGACGTGGACGTCACCGAGGCCATCAACGCGGCCAGTGAGGCCGTCTCCGCTGGCCTGGTCGATAGCGCGGACGAGGCGTTCGACCTGTTCGACGCTGGCCTGGGTGCGATGCCAGCGACCATCCGGGAGGAGCTATTTGCGGCCAGCAACGAATACGGCGATTTCTTCGCGGACCTGGGGTTCAACGGGGAGGAGACATTCTCTCGGCTCACGGGCTTCGCCGAGTCCGGCGTGTTCGGCATCGACAAGTTCGGCGACGCCATCAAGGAGCTAACCATCCGAGGCACCGACGCCAGCGCCTCCAGCCGCGAGGCATTCGAGGCCATGGGCAAGGACGCCGACCTCTACGCCGAGCTACTCCTGGAGGGCGGAGACGCCGCCAGGGACGCAACGTTCGGAATCATCCGGGGCCTCCAGGGCATCGAGGACCCAGTGGAGCAGGCCAACGCCGCCATCGCCCTGTTCGGCACGCCCCTGGAGGACCTGGGCACCTCCGAAATCCCCGCATTCCTGGAGGCCATGCAAGGCGCCGGAGAGGGCCTCACCGTGGTGGAGGGCCAGGCGCTCGCCACCGCCGAGGCCATGGGCGACACACTCCAGTCCAAGCTCTCAAGCATCCGCCGCAAGGGGTTCCAGCGCCTCGCCGAGTTCATCGGAGACAAGGTCCTCCCCGTGGTCGAGGACCTCGTGGACCAGTTCCTGGAGAAGTGGCCAGACATCCAGAAGGTCGTCGGCCGTGTCGTCAAGCGCATCACCAATTTCGTCAAGAAGCTCACCAAGGAGTTCAAGAAGTACTGGCCGCAAATCCAGGAGGCCATCGAGGTGGCCATGGAGTTCGCCGTCGAGGCCATCGAGCGCATCGTGGAGGTCAGCGAGGATGTTGTCACCCAGGTCCGGCGATACTGGCCCCGAGTCCAGGAGACAATCGAGGACGTCATTGACGTGGTCCTCCGTGTCGTGTCCGCCCTGGTGGACGAGTTCAAGGTCTACTGGCCGCAAATCCAGGAGATCATAGAGGACGTCTGGGATGCCATTGAGATCGCCGTCAAGCGCGCCATCCAGGCCGTCAAGGCCATCATCGAAACAACCGTCGCCGTCATCTCTACCATCTGGGACAAGTGGGGCGAGGACATCACCAAGGTCGCCACCGACGTCTGGAACGGCATACGGCAAGTCATCAGCGGAGTCCTCGATGTCATCCAGGGAATCATCCGAACATTCACGTCCGTACTCAAGGGCGACTGGTCAGCGGCCTGGGAGGCCATCAAGCAAACCGTCTCCGGCGCCTGGGAGGCCATCAAGGGCACCGTCTCCGCGGCCATCGCCATCATCAAGGGCGTCCTCTCCGCCGCCTGGGCTGGCATCAAGGCCGGGGCATCCGCTGGCTGGAATGGAATCAAGGGAGCGATAGACGCTGCCTGGGAGTCCATCAAGGGCGCCGCATCATCAGCCTTGTCCGCCGTCCGTGGCGTCATCGTCGCCGCCTGGAACGGCATCAAGTCCTGGATACGAAACACCGCCCAGGATTTCTACGACGCCGCCCTGGCCGTGTTCGACCGCGCCAAGGCGGGCGTCACCTACGGCATCAACCTGGCCCGCTCCGCTGTCATCAAGGGATTCAACGGCATCAAGGACTGGATAGTCGGCCTGGCCACGACGTTCTATAACGCTGGCCGCGACCTGTTCACCAAGCTCAAGGACGGCCTCAAGGCTGGCCTGGAGGGCATCGGCCAGTTCTTGCTCGACGCCGTCGTGGCCCCACTCCAGTCCATCTACGACAAGGTCACCGACATCCTGGGCGGCATCCGAGATTTCGGCCCAGGCATCCCATTCGTGGACCTCCCAGGAGGCGGCGGAGGCGACGCCCCAGAGGTCGCCCCTCCTGTCATATTCAACGCCGACGGCGTGGACATCGGCGGACTGTTCCACGACGGCGGCCCAGTCGGCCGCATACGGCGGAGCACCACCCGTGCCCTGGGAATCGCACCCAACGAATCCATCAACCTCCTGGAGGCCGGAGAGTTCGTCCTCACCGGCGACCAGCTCGCCGCCCTGGAAACCAACGGGGGCAGCTCCCAGCCAACGGGACCACTCATCGGTAACCTAATCGTCCAGGACGGCCGCTCAATTGACGACGAGCTACGCCTGGCCCAAGCATTGAGAGGACAGTAATGGGACCCCGCCAGCTAGTCATGAGCCGCGGAGACTTCACCGTCCCCCTCATCTACGGAGAAAGCGCCACCGGAGCATTCGGCGACACCAACGCAGAGCTACGCCTGGGCTCCAACCCGGCCCTCTGGGGCGGCCCTCCGTCGAGGTTCCGGGAGCGCCCCCTCGTGGGGCTCCCCGGCTCCCAGATCACCACCGTCACCCACGGCGCCCGCGACATCATCCTCCCCCTCACCATCCGAACAGACGACACCCAAACCGTGGACCAGGTCATCGCCCGCCTCATGGACGGAGTGGACCCCGTCCTCCAAGACGACCCCGTCACCTTTACCTACACCAGCCCCTACGGCACCCTCAACGACCGACACATAGACGCCGTCCTCATCGGAGGCCAGACCGGCCTCTCCATCCTCCATTGTGAGATGCGCTCCGCCAAGGTCATCCTGGCATTTCGGGCAGAGGACCCCTACTGGAGGAGCCCGGAACGCTCCGACGTCCTCGACTTCTCCGGCGACGTGACCCCGCTCTGGGATGAACCAACAGCACTCTGGGACGACGGCGCAATGTGGGGGCCTGTCTACGCCGAGTCTTTCGACTCTGGACTCATCGGCGAATACGGCGCCGTGGAATCATGGCCAACCTGGGAGGTGGACGGCCCATTCACCTCATTCGCCGCCCGCCTGGGAGACCTCCTCCTATGGTTCAACGGCGACGTCCTCGACGGCGAAACCCTGGAGATCGTGACCGACCCCGCTCGCCGCTCCGTCACCGTCAACGGCGCCAACAGATACAGCGACATCGACGTCCGGTCCACCTTCTGGTCGTTCCCGCCCTCAACCGCCACCCCCTACATCATCGGCCTGGAAGGCAACAACAACCCGCCGTCCGCATCCGTCCGCTGGTATGACAAGTGGCTGACATGCTCCTAAAGGTCCTGGCCAGGAACGGCTCGATGGAATCCACCGCCGACCTCACCACCGGCTACGTCTCCCTCATCTACCGCGAAGCCCTCAACGGCCGCGGCGGCTGGGTCCTGACCTACCCAGAGAACCACCCAGGAGCGTCCGCCCTCTCCCAGCCAGGCGACGGCATCGTGGTCCTCGACCCAGAGACCGACGAGCAACTATTCTCCGGCCCCATCGGAGTGGGCAACGACGGCGCCCGCCTCCGCTACAGCTACGAAGCGGCCGGACGGCAGCGCGCCCAGGCAACCATCGCCGCCACCGGCCCAGACGACACCGCCACCCTCTGGCATCGTCTCGCCCTCCCACCTGAACACTCCGACAGGTTCGAGGCCACCGGCCCTGTCGGCTCCGCTGTCGCCGCCCTCATCGCCGCGAACATGGGGCCAGACGCCGGACCAGGCCGAGCGTTCCCCGGCTGGACAATCACGGACACCGGCCTGGGTCCCCAGGCATCCATCTCCGCCCGCTACACCTTCGTGGGAGACGTGGCGGCCGCCGCCATCGGGACCAGCGACTACCGCATGGAGACACGATGGTCAGAGGGCTCCCTGGAGTTCTCCGTCCAACCCCTCGACCACCTCGACCTCCCCGTCTCAATCGAGGCCGGGACCGCCTCCGCCATCGACGCCGACGTGGTCCCAGCAACAGCCTCCGCGGTCTACTACCTGGGCCAAGGGGACGGAGCGGACAGGGCCTCCGCCGTGTTCGACGCGAGCGGAGGGGACCCATGGCGCCGCGTCGAGGCACTTAGCCAGCAAGCAGGGGCAGACGGCGCAACTCTCACCGATCTAGCCCAGGCCGCTGTCCTCACTGGCGGCCGCTCCCTGGCCGTCACTTTCGAGCTGTCCAGGTTCCGGTCCATCCCCAGAGTCGGACAGTCTGTTGACGTCCGCCTGGGCGAGGAGACCCTCCGCCTGGCCGTCGCCGACTCCACCACCACCATCACGGCGGAGCGCCAGGACACCGTCGTCACCCTGGGCCGCAAGTCCACCGCTGGCGTCAACGGCCTGGTGGACACCCCGCTGGTGACCGTAGAACCGGCCTAAAATTGAGCTCGAAATCCCCACGGAGAGTGGGCGAAATGCTCCGCCGGCAGAGCCAAAACGCCACGCTCCGTGGGAAATCTCACCATTCCCGAGATTGAGGCCGTGTCCGCTCTGGGTCACTATTGCCCCGCGACTGGTTGCATTCGAGGTGGGCCGCGCGGAGGTTGGACCTCTCGTCGCCTCCGCCCTTGCTGACCGGGACAACGTGGTCCACGGAGAAGTAGCCAGGGTCCGGGTACTCCAGGGACTTGTCTATCTCCCGATGGCATAGCCAGCAATGGGACTCCTCCCGTCTGACTCGCTCACACTTGCGCCTCCAGGGGCGGCCTCCTCTGGACATGACCTCGACAGTAGGGGCGGGGCCGTACTATTGGGCGGACACCCACCCAACAAGGAACCCAAGCCGATGACCTACGTGGACCTCGCCACTCACCAAATCCCGACCGCCGCCGTCAATTTCCCCATATCTCTATGGGGGCGCCAAGTCCGCGACAACCAGGAGGTGATGCTCCGCCCCCTGGGCGCCCTGGCAGACGGGGAGACGGCCAAGGTCGGCGGCTCCTACGTGGCCACCGGAACCGTCACCCTCCCGGCAACGGCCGACCCCGGAGACATGGTCCGCCTGACTGTCGCAACAGGCGGCTCGATGTCGGTCAGCATCAACGGCACCCTCCGCGACTACACCGGAGGTCAGAGGGTGGACCTGACCTACGACGGGAGCGACTGGCACCAAGACGCCTCTCCGGTCCGGTTCCTGTCCCGAGACTTCGGAGGGGACCTGGTCGCCGCTCTGACATCGGACGTGGCCTGGCTCGTCGTGGACCAGGACGCCAGCTACGCCCCAGGCATCGAGGTCCCCGACACCATCAAAGTCGAGGGGATAGGCAACCCCATCTTGACGGCCACCGGAGGCCACGCCGGTCCAGCCATCGAGTTCCAGGGAGACGTCGAAATCTCCGGCGTCACATTCGACGGAGGTGGCCACTCGTTCATCGACGGGGCGGAGACGGGGATGATTGACTACGGCGCCCAGGTCAACGAAACGGACGTCCACTACAGGAGCGTCAACGGGGCCGAGAACCACAAGCAATACGGCTCCGCCTACTACCTGGGAGCCCACACCGAGCACCGCGGATGCTCCTGGTCCAACATCACCACCGTCACCGACACCGGAGGTATTGGAGGTTTCTGCGGAGGCGCCTGGATTTCCAACAACTCGGACGGGGCCGACGACCTGGCGCCGGTCTCCCATCTATTCGACGCTTGTCTTTTCTCTGACATCTGGACCAAGCGGAACGGGGGCGGCCTCCTGTTCCCAGACTCTGACGGGGTGCGCGTTTTCTTCTATGAGGACGCTGGCGACGCTGCGCGAACCACCGCCAACCAGGCGGCCCTCGACCGCACCCAGGTCACCATCCGGGACTCCCTGTTCCGCAACGTCCTCAAGAGCGCAGCGAAACTCCAGAGCATCGTGGGTCGAACTATCGGCAACCTCATCTGGGTGGACGACCTCAAGGCCGAGGGCCAGACCTCTGTCCTCACTGGTTTCCGCTACCAACTGGGCTCCAGTTACCGGAGCACCGACGACAAGGTCCTGGGCGCATTCGAGAACGGAGTGGTGGCCCAGGGGGACATCAACAGTGTCGTGGGTTTCCACTTCGACTCCTCGACCTCTGGCGCCCTTGCTGTCAATGCTGGGTCCAGCGGAGTGACCACGGACCAGGTCAACGTCGAGAACGTCACCGTGGACGGCGCCTACTCCGTCGTCGCCATGAACAGTGGGTCCCTCCTCCTCGACGGCGCCCGCCTGGGCTCCAAGTTCGGGCAGGCCGACAACGATGGGGCCGTCGTGGAGTTCCAGCGAGGCCATAGCGTCTCCATCTCCGGGGTCGTAGCGGACGCCGTCACCGAACCCATCAGCATCGTCCGAGGCCGGAACACCACCTCGTTCATGACCGGCGACCTCAAGGTGGTGGACGTCAAGGGCTCTAGCCCAGTCGCCTCCCAGGGGCTCATCGCATCTAACACCGTCGGGTATTTCCAGGGCTCCATCCGCGTGGAGTCAGTCGAGTGGGTGGGCGCCTTCTCCGGTCCGGCCTTGTTCATCGGGGACGGACCCAGCGCCACCCCAGCAGCGACCAGCCTGGAGACCCGCAACAATCGTTTCGAGGACACTGGCACCGAGGCCATCCAGTACATGGCCCGCATTGACGGAGCCCCGCTGGCCTACTGGAAGAGTGTGGGCGACACGTTCGTCACGAGCAACCCCAACACCTCCTCCAGGGTCATCTACGCGTTCCACGACGGCCTGGCCGAGTTCGTCGGGTTGTACGTGCACAACACCACCGGCACCCTCCTGGTGTTGCTGGAGACCTCCAGTAACCGGCAGACCGTCGCCCGCGGTTGCACCTTCCGCGACGAGGTCACCACCGGCACCGTCAACAGGGCCGTCAAACTGGGAGCGACCGACGAGGTTATTTCCTCCGACCTCCTCATTGACTGCCACGAGACCCAGCTCCTCGTCCTCGCCGCCACCGCACTCAAGCGGATCGACAACGTCACGGCGCGAACCACGGGGACGGCCGTGGCCGCCTCTGGAGGGACTGGTCTGACGGAGGCGGGGACTGTCACTTTCTAGACCTCGAGGTGGGTGGCGTCCGCCTGGAGGGCTCGCCGGTCAGTAGTGTGGGTGGCCTCAACAATGAAAGGGACCTACCCCATGACCATCTTCGAGCTTTCCTGGTGGGCGGCCACACTCGCCCCCCTCATTCCCATCCTCGCCGCTATCGCCCGCGACAAGTCCCAGCGCTGGCTCGTGGCCATGGGTGCCTCCGTGGCTCTGACGGCCGCCGAGGCCCTCATGGCCATAGGTGCCACCTGGTCGTCCGCCATCGAGTGTTTCGTCCGCATCATGCTGGTCCAGGGCGCCACCTACCTCCTCGTCTGGAAGAACACCGCAGCACCGGACAGGGTCCAGGCCGTCCGTGACCGGATGACCGACGCCATCAACACCGCCGTCTATAAGGACGTCTGATGGAGCGCCAAGTCATCTACCCGGACGCCATCTGGACCGCCTATGAAGAGTGGCCCACGGCCGCGTTCCGTGACCCCGAGAACCGCAAGGGCGTCGCCCACACCACCCAGGGCGGCCCCTCCTCGCTCAACGATTTCAACCAGGCCAGCGGCGGAGTTCTCAACTGGTACCCCCAGAGCGGAGGAATCCCTCATTTCACCGTCCTCGCCACCGGGGCCGTCCACCAGCACTACCGCCTGGACCACTACTCGCGGGCGCTACGTAATCGTCGCGGCGGGGTGGAGACCAACACGGACGGCGCCATCCAAATCGAGCTGGAGGGCCACGCCGGTCACGAGCACACCACCGAGCTACTCGTGGCCCTGGCCGCTCTGCTCCGCTGGCTCACCGCCACCGGCTGGGTCCTCCCAGCGTTCCCCCTGGGGCGCATGACCAAGCCCTACCGCAAGGCCACCAACCAGCAATGGGACGACGGCCGCGGCTGGTTTGGTCACGGCCAGATTCCAGAGCAGGACCATACGGACCCAGATATGACGGACCGGACCTGGGCCGTGTTCGCCGGGGCCGTCCTGGGTCACGAACTGCCGGACCTCGACCAGGCCGCCATCGACCTCCCGGACGTCCCTGTCGGTCAGCAAGTCAAGGACCTCCAGGCGGACCTCTGGGCGGCGGCCCTGGCTCGCCCCGAGCTTGGTCTCATCGACCTGGGTAAATATCCGATGAGGGCGCTCTGGGTGGACGGCATCTATGGCGACGACACCAGGCGGGCGGAGAGGTTGCTGGCGGCCGCCCCACCGGCCCAGGCGCCTGACCCTGTCGTCCCTGTTGCTGTCTCTGTCGACGCTGACCTGGTGGAGTCGCTGGCGTTGGCTGGCCGGTTCATTGCTTCGGGTCGCGGGGACCTGGAGCGGGCGGAGTCAATCCTTGCCAAGGCGCGCGGGACGTTAGCGCCGGGGTGACGTCGTAGTTGCCGACGTCGAGGGCCTCCACCTTTCTCCAGGGGTGGAGGGCCTTTCCCCTTTTTTGAGGCCAGGGCCACGTCGAGCTGGTCGAGGCGGAGGTGTCCGTCGAGGTAGGCGATGAGGATGGCCGTGGTTTCCATGTCTATCTGGTCGGCCCTGGCTGGGTGTTTCTCCATGGGTCGAGCGGCCCATATCCCAGATGGTTTGGAACCGGGCGCCCTGTCCTGTATGGTACCCCCACACCTACCAACAGGAGAAACCTATGAAGTCCACCCACGACAAGCTCACGGAGGACACGGCCCGCATCGTCGTCATCGGAGCCACCGTCACCATCCTGGCCATCCTGGCCCTCGCCGTGTTCGCCACCGCCGTCGCCCTCCTCCGCTGGGCATTCTGATGGACCGGCACCACCTGGAGGATTTCATCAAGGCTCTACGGATCATTCAGCAATACCTCCCAGATGGAGGGGTAAGCCGATTCTCTGGATGTAGCCATGACGTGTTCTGGATTCCAGCACCAGGCCCTGGATGGGCGGAAAGTCTCACCCCTGAACATGTTGAGAGTCTTGAATCCTATGGGTTTGAGATTGATGTAAATGGCGAGTTTGCTGGCGCTCTAATCTCTGAGCGGTTTGGGTCTTGCTGATGGGCATTAAATTTACCGCCCGCCCACACTCCTGGGACGTCAACCGCTGGGCCATCTGCACAGTCCTCGACCGCACGCCACTCATCTCCGGCATGAGCGAGGACGTGGCCCTCCGCATGGTCGGCCTCCTCAACTACGCGGAGAACGACGGCGCCGAGCGGACACGCAATCAGCTCCTGGAAGTCATCGCCGACCTACGCAAGGAGGCCCAGCAATGACCGGCCGCAAGCCTCTGGGTTCGCTCATAAAGACACTCACCCCGGCCGAGGTCGACGTCCTCCGCCTCCTCACCAAGGGCCTCGATATCGCCGAGGTCGCCACCAAACTCAAGAAAGGCGAGGGCACCGTCCGCAACCAGGTCAAGGCCATCCTCCGCAAGCTCGACGTCCCCAGCCAAACCAAGGCCGTCGCCCTGGTCCTGGGCTACAGGGTCAAGCAACTGGACAAGGCCATTGTGGTCATGGGTGCCCTCCACCCAGGCGCCGCCGATCAGGTCCCGGAGGCGCTCCTCTAATGGCGACGTTACGGAACCGGCCAGGAGAGACCGTCACCCACGAGCCCAAGGCCAAGGTCGAGGGCCGCCGATGCGCCGAGGGGTGCGGGACCATCCTGTCCATCTACAACCCCGGCCGCTACTGCTCCCTCCACGAGGGCAAGGCGGCCATGGTCGTCAAGGGCCGGACCGGACTATCGGGCTGGCTCAAATGACCACCACCTACGACTCCATCCTGGAGGGCATTGATGACCTCCACCTCCCGGCCGACGTCATCACCAGGGCCACCCACGCCGTCCTCGACGTCCTCGCCTCGCCCACCCAGCGGAGCATGGAGCACTACAGCGACGTCGGCCCAGTCATAGACGATGGATGCGTCCGTTGCACCTCGCTCCACCTCGACCTGGAGGACGGATGGTTCTGCCAACCGTGTCGCCTTTACATGACCGAGGTCCGGGACGAGGAGGGCCTGGTCGCCAGGCGGCCGCCGTTCCCATCCTCCCCGTCGGAGCGACAGCTCGACCCTCTGGCGGAGGACTACTGGGACCTGGTCGAGGCGGGCGGAGCGCGCTGGCCTCTGGGAATCTCCCCGCTGGTCCTCCACTCCGTGGCTGGCCCTGCCACTCCAGGGTTCCGGGAGTTCACCATCCGAGACCGAGACCTACCCAGGCCGGACCTGTGGTTCGATTCCGTCGTCCAGGTCGTCGAGGCGTCGGACCAGTGGGTCGAGGCCATGGAGCGAGTGGCGGAGGCGTTCGCCCCTCTCTCCCTCGCCCTGAGTGGAGGGCCGGACCCTCTCGTCCTGGGTGAGGACAGCGGCCTGGCCGGGGAGTGTCGCCATTGCGGGCTCCCGGCGTGGACCAGGAACAGGGCCGAGCGCCGCCGCCCACTCTGCCACCTTCACCGGGAGGACGAGGTGGCCACTCGCCTGGCCATCGCCAACGTCCGACCACCTCGACGTCTCACGAACTGGGGGACGCCGTGAGACTGTTCGACCTGGAGGGGCTCCCCGTCTCCACGCCCTGCCATTGTGGTCAGCCAGCCACCTTTCTGGGCGAGGGCCGGGAGTGGTGCAACGACTGCCTGGCCATCGCCCACAACCGGCTCGCCGTGGACATCGCCTCATGCTCCCCGCTGGGTGACCCGCCGAGTGACACCGAGATGGAGGAGCGGCTCCAGGAGCTGTCCATCCAGGCCCGCGAGGACGGCCTGGGTGGGCTCGTGGCCCACGCCCAGTGGGAGGTGTTGTCCTGGGCGCTCAACGGCCTGGCCTGACATCGCCGAGGGGTGGGGGATGGGTGGTCTATCATTCGCCGGATATGGCACTCCCACTCCTCCCCGTAGCGTTCGGCACAACCGCCGCCGCATTCGCCGCTAACGTCGCCGCCCAGGCCGGACTCTGGCTGGGCCAGACCACCCCAGTCACCCCAGGGGTCGACGTCCTCCAGTACGGCTCCACCGGGGTCCTGGGGTTGGTCACCCTGGGCCTGGGCTGGGCTGTCATCAGGGGCCAGCTCGTCAGCCAGAAGACGGCCGACACCGCGGACCGAGAGAAGCAACTGGAGGTCCTCCTCCTGGAGAGTCAGAAACGAGAGGCCGCCCTGGCCGCCGCCCTGGACCGGCAACTCGACTGGGCGAGCGAGGGCAAGAGATGAGCCCCGAGCGCCACACTCCACGAATCGCCTGGGTCGCCCTGGTCGTCATGACCCTGGTCACCACCTCCGCCATCCTCGCCGCCGTCGCCGCCAACAGGGTCTGGGACCCCATCGCCGATTTCCCCGTCCAGGTCGTCAACGAGGTCACCGAGGAGTCCGTCTCCGTCACCGGGACCAAGTGCTACCGCGAGAGGGTGGACGTTGTCGGCTCATTCTGGTGGCAATCGGTCGAGCCCCCAGGCGTGGTCCTGGGATTGCTGACCGGTACCGGCCAAGACCGTGAGGGGTGCGTCACTCAGACGTTCGTCAACCTCATCCCCGAGGAGGTCCGGGAGGCGGACGAGGCCCTGGGTGGCGCCGTCTGGATGCTCACCGGCCACGAGACTCCCATCGACACCGAGGGTGGACGCGAGGGTCTCCTCCATACGTGGCGGACGGAACCTTTCCAGCTCGAATAAACAACCAAGGTTGCGTATGCCACCTGGTACACGGTAGGGTGTTGTTATGGACAACACCGCAGACATCACCCGCCTCTACAACGCAGAGGGCATCCACCGCAACGAGGCCGACGACCTCCGCCGCAAGGCGTCCGAGCGGGGCCACGGCTCCCAGGCTGGGCGCCGGTTCCTCCGCCTGGCCCTCGACGTCGACCGCCAGGCCGAGCACTGCCTCCGCCTCCGCCGCAACCTCCTGGCTTAACCCAAAACGAGAAAGGCCCCGCTACCTCCAGCGATGGAAGTGGCGGGGCCTTTTCGCGTGGTCTCCCAGGCGTCGGCTCCTGGGTCCCAGCGGAAGTTGTCAGCCAGTAAAGCTTGGCACAGGAACCGAGGCCGGAGTCACGACCAGGTCCACGAGGCAGAACTGGCCGTCCGTCGAGAGGACACCCTGGAGGCATCCAACACCGACGACATCAGTGGGGCCAGCCAGGAGACAGACCGCTTGCCCAGCGAGGACGGCGCTGTCACCGGCCTCGCACATGTAGGAGATGGAGTCCGTGTCAATCAGGAACCCAGCAGTGAACACGCACGACGTCCCGGAGAGCGCCCCGCCGTTCGGGCAGATGTATGGGCCGTCCTGGTTGGCGACTGGTTTGCGGCAATTGTTCGCCGTGTCCTCCGTCGAGGTGGTGGGGCACTGGCCGTCCATGATGACCGTGGCCTCGTGGCGGACACACGTATCTCCGTCAATGATGGTAAACGGCGCCTGGCAAGCCAACCCAGTGTTCTCCAGAGGGTGAGGTCGTCGGCAAGTCTCGCCGACCTGGGTGGTCCCGGCTGGACATCCAGTGTTGATAGCGGCCGGGGTGTAGGAGCAGAGGGTCAGCTTGGTGTGGGTTCCTGGATTGTGGCTGGCGTTGTCAATCGTGACACCGGCAACCTCTGGGCAGACATAGCCACCGTCCTGGACCAGTGGTGGGAGAAACTTGCAGATGGTGCCGACCTCGATGTAGGGGACCGAGCAAGCGCCAGGGGAGACGTTCTGGCTGACCGTCTCAAAGCATGAACCGTCCGCCTCTGTCACCGTTGCCGATACGGGGCACCTGGTGCCAGCCTCCGGGGCCGGTCCTGGGATGACGCAAGTGGAGCCAGAGACGACACCGCCAGCGGCCGCGCCCTCCGCCGTGCAAGCGGGCGCCGAGTCCGAGCCCTTGGCCACGAGGATGTAGCAAGCGCCAGGAGTTCCACGGGCGCCAGCGGGGCAGATGTCGGCGTCCTGGGCGGCGGCCTCGAATCGAGCACACGTCCCACCAAGAGAGTCGTCTGGAGAGTAGTCATCTGGGCATACGGCCTCGCCGGTCTCGGTTGTAGCTCGCGCCAGGACGTAGCAATTCTGGGAGTCGGGAGTGGGCTGGCCAGTGGCGCATACTCCTGGGCTGGTCGACGTCGTCGCCGCCTGGAAACACGCGGTGGCGTCGGCCGTCAATTGAAACCCGGCCGGACAGGTAGCGCCGTCCTGGGCCTGGGAGTCGGAGGCCGTCGCAATGAACAAGCTCGACAGGAGCATGGCCAGGAGTGCGACGACCAACAGGGGCCGTGTCGCTCGGTTGGTTGTCATGGGTGTGTTGCTTTCTGTAGGGATTCCGTCAACGATAGGCCCGCCCACCGCCACCATCCCGACCTCTCCAAACCATCTGCCATATGATCTGCGACTATGACCAAACAGACACCCCAGGAAACACTCGCCCACATCAAGCTCGACCAGGCCCTCCCGGACTGGGTCGCCGAACGTCGAGGGGAGGGATTGAGCTGGGACGCCATCTCCCGCCAGCTCGACAGCGACACCGACGGCGCCGTCATCTACACCGGAGAAACCCTCCGCACCAAGTACGGCCAGTAATGCCCCAGTTTCGCATCGCCTCCATCTGCATCGGTGAGCCACACCAGATGGAGGCATATCTCCACTACCTGGCCCTGGGTCGCCGCTGGTGGTGCATCGACACCTACGCCAACAGCCTCCAGGCCCAGACCAGGGCCGACGAGTTCGCCCTCCACGCCCGCCACTCCGACGTCGTCGTGGCCCCCGGCCACAAGCACCGGGACCGCCTGGTCTACACCATCGAAATCGGCGGAGCGCTCTGGGAGTCCCCTGTCCGTCGCCCATTCTGGCGCAACGCCGGACTCCGCCTGGGCCTCTGGCTCGCCGGTTCCGCCTCCACCTACGTCAACGACCAGAAACTCTCCCGATGATGAGCTGGGCATCCGCCGTCCGCTCGACGCTCCGCCACAACCGGCGACACCGCCACCTCCCGAACGTGTCCGCTCCAGTGCTCATCCCTCCAGGCTGGCATGACCACTACGGGACCACCCCGAGGTCGCCACTCCGCTGGATAGTCCTACTCCTCGTCGGCGCCGAGCTGGCCGCCATCGCCTGGGCATACACCGGCCACAAACCGCTGGCCTGGCTGGCACTGTCCTACCTCGCTGTCACAATCGCAATAGATCACCTACACCGAAAGAACCAACCATGAAAGTCACCCAAACCACCACCAGGACGGACGACGTCCTCTACCACGCTTCGGCCGTGGTCAAAGACAGCGCCGGACGCTCCGTCCGCCAATACGCCATCCACAGTGGCTACGACAAACGGGAAGCGGCCAAGGCCATCACCACCTGGCTCACGGCCAACCCCACCCACACCGTCGCCCTGGGCATCGATCAATCCACCACCATCGAGTACACCCTGGAGACCCAAGCATGACCCAGCCAGAGCTAGCAGTCCCCGGCCGCACCGGCCGCCAATACCTCCACCCATCCGCCCACAACCCGCCCCTCCCCGCCGACTACCAACCAGACCACCGGCCCCTGGACTACCGCTACACCTCCATCACCACCGTCATCAAGCGCGGCATCCCCAAACAGCTCGACAACTGGATCAAATACGGCACCGCCGAGTATGCCTACTGGGGCCTGGAGGAGTGGCTGGAGGTTTCCACCCAATACCCCGATGACCCCAAAGTCATCATGGACCGGATCGCCAAGGCATCAGACCGCGACCGTGACCACGCCGGGGACCAGGGCGACGCCGCCCACGAGTATTTCGAGGAGCTGGCCCTGGGCGGCCCTGGGTCCGATTGGTGTCGCACATCGTGCGGGCCGTTCGCTCCAGTGGTGGAACGCTTTTTCCGAGAGTGGCAACCGGTCTGTGACCACGTCGAGGTCACCGTGTTCTCCGAGACCTACGGCTACGCCGGGACCCTCGACCTCATCGCCTACCTCCCCGGCTACGGCCTCGTCGTCGCCGACCTCAAGACATCGAGGTCCGGCATCTGGCCAGAGGTCGCCCTCCAGCTCGCCGCCATCCGTTACGCCGATTACATGGTCATCAAGGGCGAGGATGGCACCTGGCGCCGGGAGCCCATCCCCGAGGTCGCTGGTGGTGTCGCCATCTCCATCCGACCGGACGAGGAGCACGTATTCCCCGTCCACCCCGCCCGCAACGTCAAGGTCAACGGAGGCAAGACCTACACCCTCCCCGAGTGGCAACAGTCCAAGAACTGGTCCACCGGCCTCCACGTCAAACCAGTGGTCTGCGACGAATCCCAGTTCGCCATCTTCGTCGGAGCCATCCCGACCGGCGACTGGTCCAACGTCGGCAAGCGCTCCGTCATCGGCGACGAGATATTCCCACCGGAGCCCATCCCGACAGCGACACCGTCCACCCCGTACGACGTCGCCAGGGCGCGCATTGCGGCCATCATGGCCATGGAGCACTCCGAGGACCCGGCCACCGTCAAGAAAGGCGCCAAGGCCCTCCTAGACCTGGGCACCCTCTGGGTCACCGGCACCATCCCACCGTTCGGGGGGCCGGAGGGCGCCGAGACCTCCCGCTACACCTACACCCCCGGAGACTTCCGCCAGATTCACGAGTGGCTGGACAGGGTCGAGGCCCACAACCAGCTCCCATTCGTCGTGACCCCGGCGCCACCGACCAGGACTCCGGCCATGGCCGCGGTGGAGGCGTCGCCAGGGCCAGATACTCCCACGTTTGTCAAGGCTGACCCGGCCGCCGTCGAGGCCATCGGGCCGCGCTGGCACGCCCTGCCCCAGGACCTCGCCGCCCGCGTGAACCTGACCAGGATGCGCGAGGACATCCCCAACCTGTCCTCGCCCAAGGCCTCGTCCGCCCACGTCGAGCGCATCACCGAAATCCTCGACGTCGCCGAGGCCGTGGCCGCTCGACGCGCCGAGTGTGTAGCGTTCCAGGTCCACAACGTCCTGGACAAGGAGGCCCTGGCGATTCTCTGGGCGGCCACGGGGAACAAAGACGCTGTCGGTTCGGCAATGTCTGACCTGGAGCTGGAGCGCCTGGTGGCCCTGGTCCGCCACTGGTCGCTCGATGAGATCAGTGTGGACCCCGTGGGGGACGCCGACTACCTGGAGGCCACCGCTCGTGACCGGGAGTACAAGCTGGAGCAATACTGGGGGACTAAGACCGTGGCCCGCGGGGTCGCCCGCTGGCAGGCCAACCGCCACGGCCGCCCCTCACCTCGTTCCACCAAGGCCGTCGCCAACGACCCAGTCCTCTACGCCCTCACGATGCAAGCGGACCCACCGGAGTCCGTCCTGGTCAAACCCAAGGACGACGGCAATAAGGTGGTGGCGGCCAGCGCCGGACCCAAGGCCAAGCCCAAGGCAGTCCCACCGACCCCAGGGGAGCCAACCGAGGCCCCGCCGACCATCGACCCAGGCCAGTGTCCCCACTGTCCCAAGACCTATAAGACTGAGCGGGGTCTCGCCAACCACCTCGCCGCCAAGCATCCAGACGAGGCGCCAGCCCCGGCCCTCACCGTCATCGACGGAGGCAAGGAATGAGAGACGACGACGGCGCCGGTCTGGCACCAGTGTCCGAGGTGCATGGTTCGGCTGGGTCCAGAGACGGGGACAGTCTCATCGTGCCCCCGCTGTCGGAGGGCCTACGTGACGGCCACCCAGTCACCTGGTCGACGCCGGAGGACTTCCGCCGCAACATGACCCGCCAGGGCTGGTGCCACGGAGACCACAACCCCCACCCCGAGTGCCACATCCACCACCCGGCAAATGACTTGCCATATGATCTGTCACTTCGTGACATAGAGGCGCCCGCCTCGCAATCACCAACCAACAAGGAAACCCAACTATGAGCTGGTCCGAATTCGAGACAGCAAGCAACTACTGGAAGCCCCACCGTATGGGCGACTGGATCGGC